AGTTTCTTGCTGCTCTTATAGAATATAAAGAGGCATTAGACAAAGCCAAAGCTGCAGGAGAGGAACCGACTCGAGTACCTCGATATATAGGCGAATGCTTTATTAAAATTGCAACACACTTATCATATAAATCTAATTTTATCAATTACACCTTTAGAGATGATATGGTTTCAGATGGCATTGAAAATTGCCTAACTGCTGTTGCAAAATTTGATCCCACAAAATCATCTAATCCTTTTGCCTATTATACTCAAATTATTTACTTTGCCTTTATTCGCAGAATTCAAAAGGAAAAGAAACAACAAGCAACGAAATATAAACTCATGGAGAATATGGATATTGATTCTATTATTCAAAATGCAGAAGATTCAGAAGCAGGTCGACATTTGATTGATTATTTGAAAAAGCAATTAGACACAATCGATCCTGAAAAACGAGAAACGGCATCCGAGACAAAAGCTCGCAAAAAGAAAGCGTCTGAAAAGGACAATCCTATAATTGACATTACTGACTAAATGTCATATAATTCGTTATGAATACAAAAATCAAAGAAGTCTTTAACATTCTGCAAGAAGAATGTGCTGAAGTTATACAAGCAGTTAGCAAGTGCGAACGCTTTGGTATTGACAATTTTAAACCCAACAAACCTAAAACAAATAGGGAACATCTAGAAGAAGAGCTCGGTGACATGCTGGCTATGATAGATATTCTATGCGGAATGGGTGTAGTTGACCTAGATCATTTGCGTGTTGCTAAATTGGCTAAAATTGAAAAACTAAAGAAATGGTCTACTATTTTTGAAAGTGAATATGAGCAAAATTAAGATTGCAGAATTATTTTATAGCATACAGGGTGAAGGTCGCTATATGGGCGTACCCTCAGTGTTTTTAAGAACATTTGGTTGTAACTTTAAATGCGCAGGTTTTGGTATGCCTAAAGGAGAACTTAGCAATGAAGCAAACAATGTTGACCCTTCTAAGTATACAGAATATAAATCGTTACCTTTGGTGTCTACGGGTTGTGATAGTTATGCTTCTTGGGATCCTCGTTTTAAGCATTTGTCTCCCGTTCTTTCTACTGATGCGATTGCCGATGCTATTGTTGATACGTTACCGTACAAGGAATGGCGAGACGAACATCTTGTAATTACTGGCGGTGAGCCTTTATTGGGTTGGCAAAAAGCTTATCCTGATCTTTTAGAACATCCTAAGATGCAAGCTCTAAAAGAACTTACCTTTGAAACTAATGGCACACAACTTATATCTGATGAGTTTGATGAATACTTATTTCAGGAGTGGACAAGGTTTGGTCGAGACTATGGTAATATAACATTTTCAGTATCCCCTAAATTATCAATCAGCGGTGAAAAATGGGAAGATGCAATTAGACCAGAAGTTGTTCAACAATATCAATTGTTAGGTAATACATATCTTAAATTTGTAGTTGCAACTAAAGAAGATGCTGAAGAAGCAGAACAAGCAGTAAATGAATACCGCAAATCTGGTTTCGGTGGCGCCGTTTATATTATGCCTTGTGGTGGTACAGAAGAAATGTATTCGTTGAACAATCGTAGTGTTGCAGAATTGGCAATGAAAAAAGGTTGGAGATATTCCGACAGATTACAAATCCCATTATTTAAAAATGCCTGGGGTACTTAATATAAATAATAATGTTACACAAAGGTAACAAATTTCAATCATCATATCCGAGTTAGGAAGGATTCAAAAATGTCATATAACAAGACAAAAACAGACCCAGTATTGGGACAACAAGTTCACGAACACTTAGTTAAAGTGGGAGTGGAAACACCTACATTTAAAGTATCAATGGATCGCAAAGATAAAATTGCAGAAATTGAAAAAAGCTTTTCATATATCATGCAAGTGTTGGGACTCGATCTAAATGACGACAGTCTAATGGAAACACCTAAGCGTGTTGCTAAAATGTATGTCAACGAAATCTTTTGGGGACTCGATTACGACGCATTCCCTAAATGCACAACTGTTGATAACAAAATGAAATATAATGAAATGGTTGTTGAACGAAATGTCAATGTCCAATCTAATTGTGAGCATCACTTTGTCGTCATTGATGGTTTGGCAACTGTTGCATATGTTCCAAAAGACAAAGTTCTAGGTCTATCTAAAATTAATCGTATTGTTGAATATTTTAGCAAGCGACCACAGATTCAAGAACGATTAACAGAACAAATTTTCCACACACTACAATACATTCTTGATACTGAAGATGTTGCTGTATTAATTGATGCGCAACACTATTGTGTTAAATCCAGAGGTGTTGAAGATACAGGTAGTTCTACAGTAACAGTTCGTTTAGGCGGGGGGTTCAAAAATCACCCAGAAGTTAGAAATGAATTTTATCAGATTGCAAGACAAGGATGTAAATGACAGTTAATGTAATGGTTGACTTGGAAACAATGTCAACAAGATCAAATGCAGCCATCTGTTCAATTGGTGCAGTAAAGTTTGAAGGTAAAGAAATTTTAGATACCTTCTATTGCACCATAGATCTTAAAACCTGCAAAGATGTAGGTATGCATGTTTCAAAAGAAACAATCAAATGGTGGTCGGAGCAAAATAAAGAAGCGCTGAGAGAACTTACTCGCAATAACATTTCTTTGAATCAAGCACTAGATGATTTTGAGGAATGGTTTGGTCCTAAGAGTTTGCCTGTTTGGGGCAACGGTGCAGTATTCGATAACACAATTTTATCAAATGCTTATTTTATTACGGGCAGAGAACCACCTTGGAAATGCTGGGATGACAGATGTTATCGTACAGTAAAAGCATTGTTCAATTGGATTCCTGCAGATGAACGGGAAGGCGTCTACCATAATGCTCTCGATGATGCAATGCACCAGACAAAACACTTGATTAAAATGCTAGGTGAGTAAATGAAGTTTGATAAATGCTACATTATATCATGGTTCGGCCCTGATAGTACAAATGCAAGACGTGCAGAAATACACAAACGGCAATTGGATTGGGTTAAGAAAAATGATCTTCAACCCGTAGTGTTTGCGCAAAATTATAAAGAAGAACAATACGAAACAGGTGTTGAATATATTAAACATCAAGGTAAAGTATTAACTCCGGGCGATGCAAGAAATATCCTCTTAAGAGAATTTTATAATTCGGATGAGGATTATGCCATTTTTGCAGACAACGATACCTATCTTTATACTGGTCAAAAGTATGGTGCAAATGATACCTTTGTCAAAACATTCAGAAATATTCCATTTGAGAATCTTGCAGATGTGGATATGTTCTTACCAGTCAATCCTGCTAATCAACCCTTCACAAAAGACTTGACAGAAAACGCTGAAGGTGATAAAATTAGATGGAGATTTAGGCCAACATTTATGACAAAAACAAGTATTCTAATTGTTAAGAATATTAAGAAGCATCACAATAAAGAAATCTATTTTGATGAGAAGTTTGTTAATTCGGATGGCACTCTTATTCCTTGTGAAGATCAAAATTTTGGTATTGAATTTATTCAAAACGGTTTAGGTGTTTTTATCTGTAATAATATTATTTTTAAAGAAGAACAAGCAACTGCCGAAAAGTCTACTTGGTCAACTGGAATGACTGCAGAACAAAGATGGGAAAGAACAGCATCCGGGTTAAAATTCATTTCAGAAATATGGAATTTGCCTAAACAAGATACAGTAGCAAAAGGAACTTGGATGAGAATGTTCAAGCAAAAGAATCCTAAGCTAAAACAGATTACAGTTAATTTAACAGAAAAAGCTGGAGACATACAAAAGTCTTCATTAGAAAGTTTATTTTTATGAGCAGACAATTAGAATATGTTATATCAGGTCCAGCATATCTGAGGTTAGGTGCAGAACAATGTAATGATCCTGAGACATTGGAAATGATTAAAGACATGATTTCCAGAACTGTTCACAATAAAAATAATCACCAATTTTCTTTATTGTATAATGGATTTACAGAAAAGAATTTTGGCGCTAAACTACAAAAATTTAGACCAGTAATTAAAAACATTCATGCTGACTCTGGCGGGTTGCAGATTATTACTAGAGGTTTACCAAACACATCTGAGACTCGTAACAAGGTGTTTGAGAATCAAGCAACATACGCAGACATTGGAATGGCATTTGATGAGATTCCAGTAAAGTCTACATCTGCATCTGGAGTATCATCTAAAATTGATACTAAGCGTAGATATGTTGACATGGAGAATTTTGAAAGCTATGCTAGACAAACTGGTAAAAATGTATTAGAGCAAATTCAAAGATTTGATTCTATGAAAAGTTCTTGCAGACCATTTGTTATTATTCAGGGTTCCGGACAAGAGACCTACAAATTGTGGGGCGAGGCTATGTTGGATGAGATTCCAAAAGATTTACATCATCGTATTGGTGGTGTAGCTATGGGATCAGCTGCTCTAGGTATGGGACCACTTGAAGATGTTAAGCGAGCATTCTTTGTCAATGCTGTACCATTTGAAAGACCATTTCATCTACACGTATTGGGTGTAGGTGCGTTGAAGCGTATCTTGCCATATTTGTTGTTTAGTCAAACCGGTTTATATGATGGCATTGATATTTCATATGATTCAACGACACATTCTATGTCTTTAGATAATGGATTGTTTTATTTCTCACATAGCAAGAAAAAGAATCCTGGTGACTATGGCGGTTCTTCTGTAAAAATGGGAAGACCATTTTCAAATATCTATAGAACAGTTGTTACAGAAATTAATGCTGTATGTGGAACAGAATATACTGCAGAGCAATATCATAAATTAATGAATATTTCTGTAGGTGAATATCTTGAGAATGGCGGTAAATTTGTAGATGTTATGAGAGCCAGACTTGCATTTATCTTAACTAATGTGCATAACTTTACATTAGATGTTAGTACATTAATGAATTCTAAAGAAGAATTTTTAAGATTCTGTAGAGATAAAAATTGTGAAAACGAATATGCAACATTATTCGATGTAAAAAATACTGATGATTTTCTTTATTGGGAAAAGAACGTTGGCAGGTTTATGGATTCAGAACCTGTTAGCGAGGTCGCCCCATCAACACTTGAGGACTTATTTGCATGAACAAGAGTTTTATTTTTGTTACCTTTCAGAAGGAAGGTATTCATCGTTACCCAGCAGCGGCAACGGATCCAAAATTAGCAACAAAGCGTTTTGGTAAACCAGATGAACATTGGTTGGATGTTTCATTCCTTGCAGACTTGCATAGACACATTTTTCATTTCCGTGTTGAGATGGAAGTGTTTCATGATGATAGGGATGTTGAATTTATACAAGCAAAGCGTACTATTGAACGCTGGTATAATGAAGACACATTGCAATTGAATCACAAATCTTGTGAGATGATTGCTAAAGATTTACACGCAAAATTAATTGCTCAGTGGCCTGATCGAGATTATGTAATTGAAGTATCAGAAGATGGCGAAAACGGTTGTAGAATGTATTTTACTAGGGATTGATAATGGGAAAATTATATTATATGGGTTTGGAGCCGTATGAAGGTCGTTATACCTTGCAGCTTCAGCATTGGAGTGAGGCGGCATTTAAGCGCCGAGGTATTGATTATGAAGTAATTCATGGTGATATTTTAGATGACTCTAAAGCAATTGTAACTGGACAAGTGCTTGATGCTCACGGTCGTAGTTATTATTCGTTGACACAGATGGCTAATCTTATTAAGAAGATGAAAGCTGGAGAAATTACATACGAAGATACAATCTTTTTTGAAGATATGTTTACTCCTGGTATTGAGGCATTGCCTTATATTATGGATCAAGTAAGTTATGAGTATCAGCCTAGAATATTTGTTCGTTGCCTTGCACAATCTATTGATCCAGATGATTTCGTTCACGTATGGGATATGCAGAAGTGGATGGGCCTATATGAGAAAATGACAGACCAATTCGTTACAGGTGTACTTGCATCTAACGAAGAGATGGTTGCTCATATGAAAATTGCAGGTTGGGAAGCACCAATCTTTAATATCTCTGGTTTAGCATTTGACAAAGATGAAGTTCGCAGTCGTGTAGTAAAACAGATTCCATTTAATGAGCGAAAACTTCGTGTAGTGTTTGCGGCAAGATTCGATCAGGAAAAACAACCCGATTTCTTTATGGATTTGATTGAAAGATATCATACACTCAATCCTGCTGTAGAATTTGCTGTTTTATCAGGCGGACCTTTACGTAGTAACAATCAAAAGTATTTGGACCGCGCGCGAGCATTGGAAAAGACTCATAATTTTAAAATCTATGAGAATCTTAAAAAGAATGAATACTATGAGTTGTTAGGTGATTCCCGAGTATTATTTAATTGTGCATTACAGGATTGGGTAAGTAATACAGCATCAGAAGCAGATGCACTAGGTACAAATTGTTTGTACCCTGCGTATAGATCATTCCCTGAAACATTTGCCAATGATCGTGAATGTCTTTACATTCCATGGTCTCAAGATGATGCAGTATTTAAATTGAATAGTTTATTGTTTCAAGAGCGAGCCAATCTAGGCAAATTAGCTACTTGGACATCTAATACTATTGATCGTTGTATAGATATTATGTTCAATGCCGAAGGATCACATTGGTGGCGAGGTGGTAAGGATTACAGAGATCATGTCCCAGCAGCAAAATATTAAAACAGTCATAGTCACAGGTGCCGCCGGTTATATCGGCGGCGCTATTTGTATTGAACTTAAGAAACAAGGCTATAGAGTAGTTGGTGTCGACAGGCGGGTTAGTCCTCACTTAGAATCATACTATGATGAATTCATTCAATGCGATTTTATTGATACTAAATCATTAAACTGTATATCTGATAATATACCTGATGCAATTATTCATTGTGCTGGCACTAGTTTGGTTGGTCCAAGCATGACTGACCCAATAGAATATTATGAAAACAATGTTGCTAAAACTGCAAAGTATTTGGAATATATTACCAAATATTCTCCAGGTACAAAATTTATTTTTAGTAGCAGTGCTTCGGTGTATGGTGACCCAGAAAAAAGTCATATGCTATTTGAAAAATCGGATACTAATCCGATATCGCCATACGGTGAATCTAAACTAATGACTGAGATGATGCTTAATTGGCACAACAAAGCATATGGCTTGCAGTATGTATCATTTAGATATTTCAATGCTTGCGGTGCGGTTGAAGGTGGCACACACGGTCAAGAACCAAATGCTACTCATATTTTTGCTAAAATTTTTGAAGCAGCGTTAAACGATGAGCCATTTACAATGTATGGTATAGATTATCCGACAAAAGATAAAACCTGTATCAGAGATTATATTCATGTCACGGATATTGCCAAAGCACACATCTTAGCTATTGAGAATAATATCAAAGGCATATATAATATAGGTTCAGTCAAAGGATATTCCAATCTTGAAGTATTTGTTAAAACAGAAACCTTTTTAATAGATCAAGAAAGAATTAACAACGGCATTGTTTTCAATGTTGCACCTCGCCGTAATGGTGATCCTGCAATATTAATTGCAAATTCTGAAAAATTACAATCTGAAACTTCTTGGAAGCCAGAATGTAACTTAGATAAAATTATCGAAGATTTATTCGATTGGTATGATTCTAGGGCTTTTCAGAAAATGACAAAGAGGTCTCCGGCATTCACCCCTCTCTAAATATTCTGCATGTCATCAAACTTACTCAGAGAGGCAAGAGATGGCAAAATATATCTCAACAAAAACATATAAACAAATAGGTCCCGTAGCATACAGACAATGGAGAGCTGATAGTCATTGTAATCTAGTTCATGGATATGCGTTATCATTTCATTTTGAATTTGAATGTGACACATTAGATGCTCGCAATTGGTGTATGGATTTTGGTGGACTTAAACCATTAAAAGAAAAATTAGAGGACTGGTTTGACCATACTCTATTAGTCGCACAGGATGATCCTATGCGGGAACATTTGCTTGAATTAGGCAGATTAAAATTGGCAAAAATTACAGAAGTGGAGAAGACAGGCTGTGAGGGGATTTCTGATTTTCTTTATGAGTATATTAATACTATCTTTCTCCCAATGTATGGTAAAACCGAAGCAGAACGAATCTGGTGCAGCAAAGTTGAGGTACGAGAAACAGATGCAAACATGGCAATGAGAGTTGGTCACCGAGAAGATAGAGAGTTTGAATAATATATAAATGACAGCTGTACTTCAGATTGGCGATGTAGATGTATTTGACAGCATATCCTTAGATGATCTTTGGTGTATAGATAAATTAATCTTATCAAAGAAGTTAGGATATGAATGTGGTCCTGCAGGTATAGCACCCACTGTTCCAGGTAAGTACGTGGTGCGCCCTATTGTAAATCTAAAAATGATGTCAGTAGGCGCAACAATACAATACCTAGATTCAGATTCAATTCCTGATGGTTATTTCTGGTGTGAGGTGTTTACTGGTCGTCATTTAAGTTTTGATTACCATTGGGGCAAACAAACTCTAGCGGTTGAGGGATTTAGAAATGATCCAATGCGCCTAGATAGATTTAGTCGTTGGACAAAAATTGATATGGACTTTAAATTGCCAGGGATATTGCAAACTGTTGCAGACAAATATCCCTGGTTCAATGTAGAAGTAATAGGCGATAAAGTAATTGAAGTGCATTTTAGATACAATGATGATTTTGTTAATCACGATGCCAATACTATTATACCTGTTTGGCGTGACGAGTTTTACTCTAGCCCTGCAGGAGATAGATTGGGATTTTTATTAAAAGATATTTAAAGGAACAAACAAAATGTTTGGAACAAACTATACAGGCGGAATGACATATCGTTCTGCAAGTGAAATTAACTCAGCAATGGGCCGTGTCTACGGACATATGAGTCTTGCTGTTATGGTATCAATGTTTATTAGTTATTTTGTGGGCACTAACCCAGAGTTACTACAATTCTTTTTTACGGGTATACTAAAGTGGATTGTAATCTTTTCACCTCTGGTAGCGATCTTTGGTGTTAGCTATGTGTTAGGTAGAAATCCTAGCAAAGGTGTAGCCCAGTTATGTCTACATGGTTTTGCGGCATTAATGGGATTGAGCTTTGCAATGATCTTTGCTGTGTTTACTATGGGTAGTATTGTCAGTGCTTTTATGGGTGCAGCAATCCTATTCGGTGTTATGAGTGGCTATGGTTACTTTACTAAACAAAGTCTAGATAGTCTTGGCAAATTTATGTTTGTTGGATTAATTGCTATCATTATTGCTAGTATAGTCAATATTTTTATCGGTAGCACTGTAATGCAAATGGTTATTAGCGCATTGGCAATTATTATATTCTTGGGACTAACAGCATACGACACACAAAAGATACGTGAAGAACTTAGTATAGAAACTAGCGATAGCGCAGAAGTGCGTGGAGCATTAACTTTATACATGGACTTCATTAACTTGTTTATTAACCTGTTGCAGTTATTTGGTGACAGAAAATAATAATAAAGAATGTTAATGTTACAAATATTGAACAAGTCAATAACGCCACTATGCGTTATATTAGCCGCAGTATCTTACTCAAACCCAAGTCATTGCGGCGGACTACACTTAGAGATGCCATTAATGTGGCTAGTAATGGCATTAGCCCATATACCCCCGTGGATAAAAAAAGATTCTAATGAATAGTTTAGAAAAAATCTGGGCAAGAGCAACAGGTCATCTAATGGGCAATACCGATGATGATAGACCAGATGTTCCTATCCTTACATTACGAGAAGCAAAAATTGCATTGTTCCTAAAAACATTCTGGGTAGCAATACATATAGTAACGTGCTTATTCATTATTATAAATGTAATACATCATTGGTAAATAGTAGGATTTAATATGAAGTGGTTTTTGAATATTTTAGAAAAATTAGACAGAAAAAGAATTATTATGGATCGTGTAAATAACGAACCATATCTCGAACGCTATTATCTTTTCCTCAAAGATAGAAAAAAGTTTCCGTTTAATATCTTCCTGCATAAATTTTTAAAGGGTGATCCTGATGATGTTCATGATCATCCGTGGCCATATGCAACAATAATACTTAAAGGTGGATACTACGAGTGGGTACCTATCTTTGATTCTAATAATAAAAAAATTAGTGAAATTGCCCGTTGGAGAAAACCTGGTCATTTTAGAACTTGTAGCGCTACTTCATATCATCGTATAGAATTAGATCCAGATATCGAATGTTGGACATTGTTTATGCCTGGTAAGCAAACAAGAGAATGGGGTTTCTTGGTTGACAGCAAATGGGTAGAAAATGAAAAATACCTAGAAGGAAAATATGAAAGAAAGTAATGTTTTAAAAGGTCGTAATAGTAAAGATGCTATTATTGATGGACAAGTAGTTGCCTTTATTAATCGCAATTCAAGTGAGTATCCGGTTGAAGTAGGCGCAGGATTTTTCGCACCTGTTCAAATTGAAAAAGAAAAAGACATTGCTTTAAATGTTGCAAAGGAACATGCTAAACAAGAATATGAGCGTATCATGGAAATGGTACATATTCTACAAGAACAAGCTAAACAACTTGTTGATAGACTAGATGCAACCGAATTAGTACACGGTGCAGAATTTGGTATGATTGTGACACATAGTAAACCGTATTTTTTATATTTTGATAGTATAAAAAATAAAAATATTTTAACCTCTATTAGTCCTACAACTTGGTGTGCAGGGCCTCCGTATTACTACAAATTTGTAGCATCGGTTCAAAAGAAGGGTGATTCTACATGGGAGTATATTGATGAAGATAGCGTTAGTAACTGATACACACTTTGGGGCAAGATCAGACTCTCAACCATTTGATGCATTTTTTAAAAAATTCTATAGTGAAATATTCTTTCCGGAATTAGACAAAAGAGGAATTACTAATGTAATACATTTAGGCGATTGTTTTGATCGTAGAAAGTATATTAATTTTAATTCGTTAAAGTCTTGCAAGAATTATTTCTTTGAGGAAATAAAGTCTCGTAATATTAAAATGGATATGATTGTGGGCAATCATGATACATTCTTTAAAAATACCAATGATGTAAATTCTCCAGATTTGTTGCTAGGTGAATACTCTAATATTAATGCTTGGGAAAAACCAACTGAATTAGATTTCGATGGTACTAGTATTTTAATGATACCTTGGTTATGCGCAGATAATTTTCAAGAAGCATCTGACATGATTAAAAATACTAAAGCAAAAGTATGCTTTGGTCATTTAGAATTATCAGGATTTGTAATGTTCAAAGGTCAAGATGCACATCTAGATCATTCAGGTATGGATCCTAGTATTTTCAAGAATTTTGATCTAGTTTGTTCGGGACATTTTCATCATAAACACGGTAAAGGTAATGTTCAATATTTAGGCAATCCATATCAATTATTCTGGAATGATTTTGACGATGATCGAGGATTCCATATTTTTGATACCGAAACTAAAGAATTAGAATTTGTTAAAAATCCATTTACTATTTTTGAGAAGTATTATTACGACGATGAAAAAGAAGATGTAACAAAAATTGATATTACTAGATTTGCATCTAAACTAATAAAAATTATTGTAGTTAACAAAAAAGATTTTGTTAAGTTTGATGGCTTCATAGAATCAATATATAAACAGAACCCAATAGAATTGAAAATTATTGAGGACTTTTCAGAATTTGAATCTGAAGCTCTCGATGAATCTATTGACTTAGAAGACACAATGACATTATTATCTAACTATGTAGACAGCGTTGATACTGATTCTGACAAAGATCGTCTCAAGGGTATTTTAAAAACGCTGTACGTAGAAGCACAACATTATGAGGAAGTATGATAAGATTTAAAGCTGTAAGGTGGAAGAATTTTTTATCTACGGGTGGGCAATTTACAGAAGTAAAACTAGATAAAACATCCACAACACTTATTGTAGGCGAGAATGGCGCTGGTAAAAGTACCATCCTTGATGCTATTTGTTTTTGTCTATTCAACAAACCATTTAGAAGCATCAATAAACCTCAGTTAATGAATAGCATTAACGGCAAAAACCTTCAGGTCGAAATTGAATTTGATATCGGACAAAAAGAATATAAGATTGTTAGAGGCATTAAACCTGGTATCTTTGAGATTCATTGTCAAGGTATTTTGTTGAATCAAGATGCCGCATCTAAAGACTATCAAAAGTATCTTGAAGATACAGTATTGAAGTTAAATTATAAATCCTTTACGCAAATTGTAATTTTAGGTAGTGCATCATTCACGCCCTTTATGCAATTACCATTGGGTCATCGTAGAGAAATTATTGAAGACATTCTAGATATTCAAATCTTTACAGTAATGAATAGTGTGTTAAAAAATAAAGTCAATGACATTAAAACTAAAATATCTGAAATTGATTCTGCTATTGAGCTAGGCAAAAGCAAAGTTAAATTACAGCAACAATACATCGGTACTCTTGAACAAGACAAAAGAAAGAAATTAGATGATGTACAACAACGAATATCTGAAACGACTGCAGAGATATCACAGCTTAATGCCCGAGTGCTTGACGAAAAACAAGAAGAAGGTAATCTCAAATCCTCGATATCGGACTCATCTGAGAAACGTAACAAGCGTGCTGAAATGGGAGAACTCCTTAGAAAACTTTCCGAAAGAATTAAGACTCAAGAAAGTAGCATACAATTTTACCACGAACACGATGTATGTCCGACGTGTAGCCAAGGTCTTGACACAGATCACAAACACTCCGCGATCTCACTTCATACACATAAACTCGAAGAAGTTGAGACAGCAGTTCAAACCATTACCACTCAATTGCAAGATATTGAAACTAGACTTGATGCGATTGCTGTTATCGAAAAGAAAATCTCTGAACATACCGACACTATCATCGAGCTTAATACAAAAATCATTGCAAATCAGAGTTATATACAAAAATTGCAAACGGAACTGGCAAGCAACACTAATGATACGGCAAACCTTGAAGATGAAAAGAGCAAACTTAAAACCTTGGCCAAAGGGGTTGTCGCGTTGGCAGGGGACAAAAGTGCGTTATCGGAAGAAAAGCATTATTTAGATATTGCAAGTATTTTGTTAAAAGACACAGGTATTAAGACTAAAATTATTAGACAGTATCTTCCTGTCATCAATAAATTAGTTAATAAATATCTTGTTGCAATGGATTTCTTTTGTCACTTTGAATTGGATGAAACATTTAATGAGACAATTAAATCTAGACACAGAGATGAATTTTCTTATGCTTCATTTAGTGAAGGCGAGAAACAAAGAATTGATTTGGCGTTATTGTTTACCTGGAGAACAATTGCTAAGATGAAGAATTGTGCTAGCACAAACCTTCTGTTACTTGATGAGGTTTTTGATTCATCTCTTGATGCTAACGGTACAGATTATGTGATGAACTTAATAAATACATTAGGAGAAGAGACTAATGTATTCGTTATTAGTCACAAAGGCGATTTGCTTTTTGATAAATTTAGAAGTATTATTAAATTTGAGAAGCATCAGAATTTTTCGAGAATTACTACTTAAAGGAATATTATGACACTAGGATGGCAACTACAAACACACACCGTAAATGCATATTGCTATTACGAAGGTGTTTTCGATGAGGATATGGTTAATGGTATTATTGCCGCAGGCGAAAAGGCAGGATTAGATGAAGCATATGTCGGCGGAGGCCCAGGCCAAGCTGGTAGAGTTGACCCTACTATTCGCAGTACAAAAATTGCATGGATTCCTGGCAATGAAGAAAACGCTTGGTTATATAGAAAATTGACAGATGTTATTTTAGCTGCAAATGAAAAATGGTTTGGATTTGAACTTCATAATATTGAAGGGCTTCAATATTCAGTTTACAACGAAGGTGATTTTTATGATGCGCACGTCGATCATCATTTTCAAGGTCCAGGGCAATATCCAAGAAAACTAAGTTTCACCTTGCAATTAACCGACCCATCAGAATATGAAGGTGGTGAAACTCGTATGCACACATCACAGGAGCCTTTTGCTATACCAAAAACAAAAGGCACAATATCATTATTCCCTTCATACACATTACATGATGTAAAAGCTATTACTAAAGGCCAACGTAAAGCACTCGTAGGTTGGGTACACGGTCCACGCTGGAAATAATATGTCAAGTAAAATCCCTGCAGAATATTTAGATTTAAGTAACGACTTCGGATTTACGGCAGTACATGAGTCGGATGTTGCAGATCCGCTCATAAGTGAAGCAAATCAAAATGCCGATTCAAAGGTTAAAGAAAAGCTTGCTAATGTAGAAAAGCTAATTTTGCCTCTTTTGGTTAATTTGATGAAGAATCCGGATAAAGATTATATCCATTGGCCAAACCGCATTCCTTTAATAGAAAAGCAAATTGAGCGTATTTTGGCTATAACGAGGTCTTAGACCCCACATACTATATGGCTAACTGGGGGCTTGACAACTACCCCTAAAGATGTTATAATAAGGTATGTCTAAGGAGTACCTAATGTTAAATACATCTAAATCTTCAAAATCCCTTCTAGCAAAACTTCTCGCTTCTGAGAATATTACGATTGAGCATCGTAAAGTCCCCACCGCATATTTCGATACTAAGAATAGGGTAATGGTTCTTCCTATTTGGAAGACTATGTCTGAATTTTTAAATGATCTGTTATTGGGTCACGAAGTAGGCCACGCCCTTTTTACTCCTGCCGAAGGTTGGCACGATGCGGTTACTGGAAATGTTAGCAAAGGGTTCAAGACCTATTTGAATGTTGTTGAAGACGTTCGAATCGAAAAGCTAATTCAAAGAAAATTCCCTGGACTTAAAACATCCTTTATCAAAGGTTATTCTGAACTAATGCATAACGATTTCTTCGGTGTCAATTCTGGAGAACTCGATGTTGATACTCTCCCACTCATTGATAGAATTAATCTACATTATAAGGTCGGTGCATATCTTAATGTACAATTTTCCTCTGACGAACAAGAATATTTAAATCGTTTAGATTCACTTGACACTTGGGAAGATGTATATAATATTGCTAAAGAGTTATTTGAAAACGGCAAACAAGAATTACGAGATAAATTAAAAGATGAATTCTATGACGAAGAAGATGTAGATGAGGATGGCAATGATTATGATTATGATGACGCCGATGAGGACGAGGAAGATGCCGAATATGGTGAAGGTAAACGTAGTGGTTGGAGAGCCGGTTCCTCTGATAATTTGGACGATTTAGATCCAGAGTCTATTACTGATAAAAATTTTCGCAAGCGTGAAAAAGACTTTTTAAGCGATGAAACAAAGCCATATTACTATGTTAATATGCCTACTCCTAAATTAGAAAACATTATTGTTCCTTATAAAAATATTTCAAAATATTATAATGATTTTAAATATCCACATGATGTGATACCTGGTCTAGCCGGATTTTCATACACTACAGAACAGGCAAATGAACTTATTGAAACGTCTAAAACAAAATTATTGAAACGATTTTATGATACGAACAAAAAGTATGTGTCATATCTAATTAAGGAATTTGAGCTTAAACGAAATGCTCGGCAATTTGCGAGAGCAAGTGTGTCTAAAACTGGCGAACTGGATATGAAGAAAGTATTTGGTTATAAGTTTAATGATGATTTGTTTCGTCGAATGACAGTGGTACCAAAAGGTAAATCACATGGCTTAATAATGTTCATTGATTACTCTGGTTCAATGACAGATAATATTAAATCTACTATTGAGCAAACACTAGTACTTGCAACATTTTGTCGCAAAGTAAATATTCCATTCCGAGTATATGCCTTTACAGATTTAGTATCAAATGATCTAGTAGAAGAAATGAACTATCCTAATAGCGAAGAATATAGGGAATATTTAGCAACTTCAAAGTATGTGAAAAATATTAAACTTGCTTCAAAATATGCTAAGTTTTCTGAAAATGAAAAAGAGCTATCTATGAATTCTACTGGATTTAGATTAAGAGAATATATTTCAAGCGAAATGTCTGGAACAGAATTTAAAGAAGCAGTTAAGTATTGGTTATTGGTTGGCGAATTACATTCCAATCGTAGCTGGAATTATAAACAGAGCGAGGTTAGTCTTCCTCGCGAATTTAAATTAAGTGAATTCGAGGTATTAAATGGTACGCCTTTAAATGAAGCGATTATTTCTAGTGTAGCAATTGTAAAGCAATTCAAAGACAAATATAAATTAGATGTAGTTAATACTGTGTTTTTAACAGACGGCGAAGCTAATGATACCCATACAATTATAGATAAACAAAGAGCGAATGGTGAAACATATATCGGAACTACTCATTCTGTTCTTACTTCAAATGTGATTATCCGTGATACTAAAACAATGTCAGAGGGCAAAAAACCACCAGGTGCCGATCTTACAGTTGGATTATTAAATTTGCTTAAAAATATTACTGGGGTAAATGTAATTGGATTTTTTATTACACCGCAAGCTAAACACGCTAAAAGATATATTCTAGGTAGAATTGAAAGATCAGGTACACATATAACCGATTTTGATGAAAAATTTAGATCATTTAGAAAGACTAAATTCTTTATGTTGAATAATGTAGGTTATGATGATTATTATATTATTCCTGGCGGAGACGATTTAGAAATTAAAGAAGATGAAATGGATGTCAATTCAAATAGTTCAAAGAATGAATTGAAAACGGCATTCCTGAAAATGCAGAAAAGCAAGAGTGTGAACCGTGTGCTTTTGAGCAGATTTATCGATAAAATTGCTTGACACGCAATTAAAAAGGTGTTATAATTAATTGTGAATTGAACTTAATTGGAACTTTATATCATGTCTAAATCTCATTATTCTGAAGAACAGCGCAAAGAATTGGTTGCTAAATTGATTGCCGAATTCGGCAAAGTTGTAACTAAAGAACAAATTCTTTCTTATTGTGAAACTAATAAATTGCCTAACCCGCACTTTATTGTTGCATGCCGAGAAATTAAAATTGGCAAAAGTCAATATGATTTGTCACAAATGTTTGAAACTACAAAAGGTGAGACTATGCAATCTGAAGATGTTTTCCCAGCATTGCAGGCCCAAGTTATTCCATTGAAAAAACGATTAGCAGTAGAAATTGATAGTACTATTCCTGCAAAGGATAACACGTATGTTCCTTTTGGCTTTTATAAGCAATTGGAAATGATCTTAAAATCCAAGACATTCTATCCTGTTTTTGTTACTGGTCTATCAGGCAATGGCAAGACAACAATGGTAGAACAAGCTGCGGCTAAATTAGGTCGCGAATGTATCAGGGTCAATATCAGTATTGAAACAGATGAGGATGATCTTATTGGTGGCAATACATTGCAAGATGGTAATGTAATTTATCGTGAAGGTCCTGTTCTAATGGCTATGCGTCGAGGTGCAGTACTTTTGATTGACGAAATTGATCGTGGTTCAAATAAATTGATGTGCTTGCAGAGTATCCTAGAAGGCAAACCTTACTTCAATAAAAAGACAGGTGAAATGATTTATGCTGAAAAAGGTTTCACTATTGTAGCAACTGCCAACACTAAAGGTCGAGGCACAGAAGACGGTCGTTTTATTGCAGCTCAGATTTTAGATGATGCTTTCCTTGAGCGATTCCCAATTACTGTAGAACAAGAATACCCGTCACCTACAACTGAGAAAAAGATCATTGCCAACAAAATGGAATTCTTTGGCAAAGTGGATACGGAATTTGCAGACAAATTGATTAGCTGGGCAGAAGTTATTCGTAAAACCTTTGAAGAGGGCGGCGTAGATGAGATTATCAGTACACGTCGTTTGGTAAATATTGTACAAGCATATTCAATCTTTAATAACAGAGAAGACGCAATTACTTATTGTATCAATAGGTTTGACGATGACACAAAGACTGCATTCATGGATTTGTATGTTAAAATGAGTACACCAGAAGTTGTCGTTGAAGAACAACCAACTGTAAACAAAGTGGATGACGAAATTCCATTCTAATAATAAATTAATCTAACACAAGGACGCTTCGGCGTCCTGCACCTTTCTTTATGCACACTAACGAAATAGTACACGACACATTTATCCCAAGGTGGTTTGGGCGGCTTGGTAATAATATTCAGCAAATTTCTAATGGAATATATTTCTGTGAAAAGAATAAAGTAAAATTTACGTCACCAGATCATCCATTTATTAATGCTATTGAATTGACATTTGGGGACAATGAATTTAAAATAAGCGAATCATCTCACAATTGGTTTTATTTTTTTGAGGGACCTGATAAAGATTTCGATGTAGATATAACCGATTTAAATTTTAAACGAAAAGAAATATGTGAAAAATATATTCTACCAAATTTAAAAATTGATCATGATGAAATAATAGAATCGTTAGAAGATGATGTATGTGTCGTACATATAAGAAGCGGAGACTTGTACACACATTTTCCTAACTCACATACTCAAAATCCATTACTATATTATTTAGAATTATACAACCTGTTTCGTGGTAAAGTAATTTTTATTGCGGAAGACAATATAAATCCTATAGTGCCTTGTTTGTATCAGGCATTAGGTGATAGTATTGATGTTAGATTTTTATCTGTCCAAGATGCATATTCGTTTATGTTAAGGGCAAAAAACCTAGCAACATCTGGAGCTGGCACTTTTGCTATTTCATCTGCATTCTGTTCTAAAAATTTAAAGAACTTTTATTGTACCAATATATTCATAGAACATAGTTTGAATCCTTTAATGTTAAAAGAACAACTTAATGTTTTTATAGCGGATATCGCAGACGATAAATATTTTAAAGTGGGCGAGTGGAATTCCGCCGTAAACAATATTGATAAGATATTGAATTATAAAGAAGATATATTATTTAGGAGATTATAATATGAGTAAAAAAGTAGCCCTTATTACGGGTATTACTGGGCAAGACGGTTCTTATCTAGCAGAACTTTTATTGTCTAAAGGTTACGAAGTTCACGGTATTATCCGTCGCAGCTCGTCAATCAATACAGGTCGCATTGACCATATCTACAACAACCCAGATCTGCATCTTCATTATGGCGATGTAACAGATTCTTTGTCTGTTATGAACGTATTGAAGAAACACAATCCATGTGAAATCTACAATCTTGCAGCTCAGAGTCACGTTAAGGTTTCTTTTGAAACTCCTGAGTATACTGCTATGGTTGATGGCTTAGGTACATTGCGTATTCTTGAAGCTGTTAGATTGCTTAACATGGAAAAGACCTGTAAAATTTATCAAGCATCTACTTCTGAACTATATGGTTTAGTGCAAGAGATTCCGCAAAAAGAAACAACTCCCTTTTATCCTAGATCGCCGTATGGTGTAGCTAAGCTCTACGCATATTGGATAGTTAAGAACTATCGTGAATCATATAATATGTTTGCTTGCTCTGGCATTCTATTTAATCACGAGTCTCCTCGTCGTGGACACAACTTTGTAACTAAGAAAATTGTAAATGGTTTAGAGTCAATTAGCTCAGGTAGTCAAGAGTGTTTATATCTAGGCAATTTGAATGCTAAACGAGATTGGGGGCACGCTAAAGACTATGTTGAAGCAATGTGGTTAATGTTACAACAAGATACCCCTGACGATTTTGTTATTTCTACAGGTGAACAATATTCAGTTAAAGAATTTGTTGAAAGATGTGCGCCATATTTTGCATTAAAAATTCGTTGGGAAGGCGAAGGACTTAATGAAGTAGGTATTAATGAGCATACAGGAAAAATTATTGTTCGCGTAGATGAAAAATATTTCCGCCCTGCAGAAGTAGAAACATTATTGGGTGACTCGTCAAAGGCCAAGAGTGTGCTCGGCTGGACACCTAAGCATTCTTTTGATGCTCTTGTAGAAGATATGTGCATTAATTTTGCTTAAGGATAATATGTTTCCCCCCTCATATCAAGATGTAAATCGCAGAGTTGTTGAACAGTATTTAAATTATAGAAATGGGTTCTTTATTGAAGTCGGTGGCGCCGACGGCTTTACTCAAAGCAATACATGGCACCTCGAAGAAAAACTAGATTGGACAGGTATTTTAGTAGAACCCAACCCTGAAGCATTTGAGGTGTGTTGCGATAATAGACCCAACTCTAAAGTATTTAATGCTGCTTTAATTGCTCACGGAAATCTTGCAAAAGAAATTACTATGACACATCGTCGGGTTTATTCTGACGATCCAGGATTAATGACTTCTGTAAAATCTTCTCCCATATGGAAAAATGAAAATTGGACAGCAAAAGCCTCTGCTTTAGATGAGGAAGAGATTAGATATGAATTTGTTGTTCCTACACGAACACTAGATTCAATATTAGAATCATTAAATGTAGCAACAGTAGACTTTTTTTCATTAGACGTAGAAGGATATGAATTGGAAGTCCTTAAAGGTTTTTCCATAGAAAAATATCTACCGAAAGTTCTTTTAGTTGAATGGCACGATGATATACAAAAGATAATTGATGTTGTAGATAATACTCATAAATTTACTGAAAAATTATCCCTTCACGATTATGTGTTTACTTTAAGATAGGAATAAAAATGGAAAAGAATAGCAAAATATTTGTTGCTGGTCACAGAGGATTAGTTGGATCAGCAATAGTAAGAAAATTAAAAGAAGAAGGTTATACTAATTTAATTCTTAGATCAAAAGGTGAATTAGATTTACGTGACCAACGAGCAGTTAAAAACTTCTTCAGTACAGAGCGACCAGAATATGTTTTCTTAGCAGCAGCTAAAGTTGGAGGTATTAACTGGAACTGGACTAATCCTGGTGAGTTTATCTATGATAACTTACAGATACAAACTAATGTAATTGATTCTGCATATAGAAATGGTTGTGAGAAACTATTGTTCTTGGGTTCAGCTTGTATTTACCCTAAGGTAACACCTCAGCCGATTAAAGAAGAATACTTATTAACAGCCCCGCTTGAACCAACTAATGAAGGTTATGCATTAGCTAAGATTACAGGTTTGAGAATGTGTGAGTATTACAGACGTCAATATGGCTTTAATGCTATTAGTTGTATGCCTGCAAATTTATATGGGCCTAATGATAACTTTATTCCAGAACATGGTCACGTAATTCCTGGTATTATTACCAAGATGCACAATGCTATGAAGAATGGTGATAATAGCATAGAGTGCTGGGGCGATGGTACACCAACTAGAGAATTTTTATATGTAGATGATCTAGCAGACGCTTGTTTCTGGTTGATGCAAAATTATGATAAAGCAGAATTTGTTAATGTTGGTAGTGACGAAGAACTTACAATTAAAGATCTCGTTAATAAGCTCAAAAAAGAAATGGGTTTTGCAGGCAAAATTGTTTGGAACAAAGATAAACCAAACGGTACACCTAGACGAAAAATGGATAACACTAAGCTAAAAGACCTTGGCTGGAAAGCCAAAGTTAATTTTAATGATGGCTTAAAACGAACTATTGATTGGTACAAAAAAGAAAAGGGGTTAGTATGAAATGGCCTTTAATGGGTGAGACAATCACCTTTGGTGACAGATTAAAAATGGCGCACTTTGCGCTAACAGCTAAAAAATTTACCTTTGGCGAAAAGGTTAAAAAGTTTGAGCAAGAATGGAGTGAATGGCTTGGGGCTAAACATTCATTGTATGTTTCTTCTGGTAGCACAGCAAACTTCTTATTGGTAGCCGCAGTTAAAGAATTATATGGATTAAAGAATGGTGACAAAGTATTGTTGCCAGCCTGTACTTGGATGACTAATGTTGCACCAATTATGCAACTAGGTCTTGAACCTGTATTCTGCGATATCAATATTGATAATTTTAGTTTTGATCTTGATGATGCTAGAAAAATAGCAAAGAAACATGATATTAAAATGATCTTTGTTACTCATCTATTGGGATTCTCTGCAGATAACGAATCGTTATCTAAGATTTTTCCTAAAGCAATTATTATAGATGACGTCTGCGAATCCCATGGTTGTACCGATCCTAGCGGTGTTAAGCGTGGCGCAAATAGTTTAGGCGCAACATTTAGCTTTTATTTCGGACATCATATGTCTACAGTAGAAGGTGGTATGGTTTCAACAAACAATACTGACCTATATGATTTAATGAAATTGAAACGCAGTCACGGTATGGCAAGAGAGTCTACAAGATTTGCCGATTATGCTGCACTTAATCCAGACATTGATAAACAATTCTTGTTTGTTACTGATGGCTACAATTTTAGAAATCATGAGATTTGCGCTGTTCTAGGTTCGTCGCAGTTAAAGCGTTTGACTAAAATGATTGAAATTAGGAATAGAAATCACAAATTATTTACTGATATTATAGACAAACACGAGCATTTATTTTATAATATTAAAAATTCAGCAACGAATAGCAGTTTTTGTTTACCTTTCATCTGCAAGTCTAAAGAGATTATGTTGGCAATGAAGGAAACATTTGCTGAAAATGGTATTGAATATAGACCAGTTGTTGCTGGTAATCTATTGGCACAGCCATTTTTAAATGGTTACAAAATTGAAACATCTAAAGACAGAACAAATGCCGATTTAGTTCATACTCAAGGTGTGTATATTGGTAACAATCATTTTGTAACTGAAAAAGATATGGCGTTCTTAAAACAAGTTGTGGAGAAAATTGATGACAAATTTAGGTGAGAGCATAGAACAAATTATTAAACAAACTGTTCATGATGTATTGGCAAAAGGAGACCTTCCTGATTCCGAATATATTGAAACAGATAACCTAGGCGAAGTTATTGAAAAACTCGCAATTATTCATATCCGTATGTGGATGTTGGAAGATGCAATTCAAGCTGCAAAATCAGATGAAGAAATTGCAGACTTAAAACGCAAATGCGACATTTGCTTTAAAGTTAAAAGACCTCGTTATGTCCAAGCAGTTAATCTAATGGTTGACAACGCAATTAGAACAAACAGATCATTAGTAGAAGATTCTGTAAAATTATATAAAGGTGTTAAGTAATGTCTAAAATTGTTTTCTTTAATCACTATCACCGAGGTGATTTGTTAACACATAAAGAGTTTATTCGTCAACTACAGAATGAGTTGTCTGATTTTACTTTTGAATACATGCATTTCAATCACCCTAAATTAACTAGGGATTTAAATATTCCTGTAACTGGTGCACCTGAAAATTTAGATGCAAAGACTCCTTTCTATCAAGACGAAGGTGTGTTATATATTAATACTTGGATCGGTTGTTTCTGGGATATTTTCTGTGAGCATGGTGGTATTAACATGAACTCATTGTGGCATCAATGGGATAAAATCTTAGATACAATTAATGGACATTTTAATACAGAGATATCATTAAGAGCAGATAAAGAATCATATCTACCAAAGATTGATTTTACAAAATTTGATGTATCTAGTATCGATGAATTTCTAAAGACTCATACCAATAAAAAGATTCTAATTTGTAATGGTCCGCCGAAGTCTGGTCAATCATTCTCAGACAATATGCAAGACTTCATTAATCTTGCTGCAGAAGAATCTCCTAATATTGATTTTATTTGTACTACAAAATTTGATACTACACTAAACAATGTTTTATTTACTGATGATATTATTGTAGATAATGAAGTTGAAGATAAACGCGCGCCTTGGGAAGATCGAGAAGTTAACAACTGCGACTTACAGGAGATTTCGTACCTAAGTGAACATTGTGACGCAATCGTAGGTAAGAATTCTGGTCCGTTTGTTTTCTGCGAAACATATAATAATTATATGAATCCAAATAAAAAGTTCTTATCCTACAATGTAAGTTGGGGTATTGGTAAACCACCTACAGAAACAATGTCAAATGGATTAGACATTAAGTGCAAATATACTATTACACCTATTAGTGATATTAATACTTTATCTGCAGACGATATAGCAAACATTCATAACTCTTTGAAAGAATTGACTGATAGCATATGAAAAAATTAAAATTGGGGTTTGCTGACACCCACGACCATCTAAGTCAGTTCTTCTATAGTTTATTGTCTAATCGGTATGACATTGAAATTGACAATGAAAATCCTGACTATTTGATCTTCGGCGACGAAAATTTTGGTACAGAAAATAAAAAATGGTCTAAAAAAGATTGCGTTAAGATTTTCTATACAGGTGAAAATCGTAGACCCGATAATTATGATTGTCACTATGCAATATCATTTGATCACAACTACAATAATTGGCATTATCGTTTGCCGTTGTTTGTGATCTATATGTGGTCATTGGATATGATTCATAATACAGATTATAAGTATTATCATATTTTAGGCGAGCATACACCTAAAGAGAAAACTGCATTCTGTTCTTTTGTTGTATCAAATCCAGGTTGCGAAGAACGTAATGACTTCTTTAAACAACTTAATGCCGTTAAACCCGTAGACAGCGGTGGTGCTTTATATAATAACATCAAGGCAAAATTAGATGGAGAAGTTGCTAAGATTGATTTCTTATCAACAAGAAAATTTAATATTTGTTTTGAGTCTGGATCAAATCCTGGTTATGTTACAGAGAAAATCCTTCACGCATTCTATGCACAAACTATTCCTATTTACTGGGGTAGTCCAACAATTGCATCAGATTTTAATACTAACTCTTTTATCAATGTACACGACTTTGGTAGCATGAGCGAGGTTATGTACTTTATTCAGAAATTAGATGAAGACGAAGATCTATATAACAGATTCTTAAATTCACCTAAGCTTGCTGGAGGTGTACCTCGCGATTATATGATATTGAACAATTTCTTAAATTGGTTTGATTCTGTAGTGTATAATAAAATTGATATGAGAGCTTAATGAAAATACAGACCTTTATCTTTAATTGGCAAGGTCAGTATGAAAAGACCAAAGAAAAGCAAAAGCAACTGAGTGCCATTGGGATCGTGCCTGTCGTTATTAATAGTGACGACAATCACCGTGAGGACGATCCTAATTGGCACAACATTGGCGAGGAAAGTTATTTCACTGCTCAATTTTTAAAAGCAATTGAGTTGTTTGATGCTGATGTCATGTTTCATATACAAGCAGATGCATCTTATAGTGATTGGAAAAAGTTATACGATGATGCTGAAAAATATTATGATGTAACGGATTGGGGCATTTATGCTCCGAATGTAGATTACACTTGGTATGATTCTACTCGCACAGATGTTAACACTTTAGATTTTCCAATCGACAAATTAAAAATTGTTGCTAATACAGATTGCACTTGCTGGTTTATTCATAAAGATGTAATCAATTGGTACAAGGAACGCAACTTAGATTTTAGCCAATATAAAATGGGATGGTGCTGGGATATTATTTTCCCTGCACTATGTTTTATTAATAAGAGGCCTGTTGTAAGAGACTATGCACATACTATAGAACATCCAAGAGGAACAAATTATAATACAGATCAAGCAGAACAAGAAATGTGGCATTTGTATAATAGTTTAACACCTGATGTAAAAGAAGCATTTGGTCTTATTAAAAATAATAAAGACGGTCTATCTAAATATTATACTTAAAATGAAAAAAATTATATCATTTAGTTTGTGGGGAGACAACCCTAAGTATTGTGTTGGCGCAATCAGAAACGCTCAATTAGCAAGAAAGTTTTTTCCAGAATGGACTTGTCATTTTTATTATGATCAAACTGTGCCTAAAATTTACATTGCAGCATTAGATGAATTTTCTAATGTGGAAACAATTAAAATTGATAACGGTTCATTTGGTGCATTCTGGAGATTTTTCTCAATGCAAAAAGATACTATTGTCTTATCGAGAGATACTGATTCTAGATTGTCTTTAAGAGAAAGACAAATTGTAGATGAATGGTTAGATACAGATAGTAAATTATCTGTTATACGAGATCATATTAACCATTACGAATTTCCGATACTTGCAGGTATGTGGGGAATTAAAGATGGGTTGCCGGACAATCTAGTAGAAGGTATTAAACGATATTGGTCTACACACCAATATCTAGTTGACCAGTTCTATTTGCGAGATATGGTTTGGCCTGCTTTAAAAGACGTTGCAATGGTACATGGTATTAAAGAACGTGTCTGGATGCGTGAAAGTTATAAAGAAGTTGGTCGAGACTTTATAGGGCAAACATATGACGAACACGAAAACTCAATATACGATCCTGCATTAGTATGACAAAAATAATAGTACATCATCATACCGGTCTAGGTGACCATTTTATATGTAATGGCTTAGTTCATGCATTAACGGATCACTACGATATTGACTTAATCTGCAAGAAACATTATACTAAGACAGTAGAACATTTATATGAAGACTTCCCCAATATAACAATTATTCCTGTTGAAAATGAAATGGAAGATTGTTTAAAGCATGCTCAACAAACATCTCATGCTTTAATGAGAGTCGGCTTTGAAAATTGTGACTATGATAATTTTGAAGAATCATTTTATACTACATCAGGTATTAATCCAAATGATGAATATGATAGATTTGTTTTGCCAACAAGATTAGATGGTTCTTTAGAGTTATATAATAAAATAACTAACAAGCTAGGAACAGACTATATTTTTATGCACAATGCAAGTAGTTATGGTAGTTTTGATCTTAAGATAGATTCTAATTATCCGTGTCATGTTGCTGTTAAAGAAGATACAGATGATGTGTTAGATTATGTAGATACAATTTGTAATGCAAAAGAAGTTCATGTTATTAATAGCGGATTGAACAATTTAGTATTCCAGTTATTTTATAAAGATAAAATTAAAGGAAAAGTCTTTTATCACAATGCAAGAAAACCAAATAAGGGCGGTATTGCAGTAAAAGTACCTGATGGTATAGAGGTTGTAGAATATGAGTAAAAAAGTGACGGTGATTACGCCGACAACAGGATCAAGTTATTTAAAGGATAATCTTCGTTCTGTGTCTGAGCAAACATATGATAATGTAGAACATCTTGTAGTTATTGATGGCCCTGGTTATATTAAAAATGCGCAACAAGTTATAGGTGGTTATGATGGAAAAACTGTTTTATGCCTTCCAGAAAATACTGGGGCGAATCAGTATAATGGACATAGGATATATGGTTCTATGTCTTATATTTGTAATTCAGATTATCTTATTTTTCTAGATGAAGATAATTACATTGATTCTAATCATATTGAAACATTGGTTAAGGTTGCGGAGAAACATGATTGGGCTTTTTCTTTGCGAAGAATTATAGACAAAGATAACAATTATATTTGTAATGATGATTGTGAAAATCTTGGCTTATGGCCAACCTGTCTAAGTGAACAGGAATTGTTTGTTGATGTTGGTGCATACTTTTTACCAACACCTATAGCAATACAAATCTCTCCTTTATGGTATAGGAGAGCTAGACATCCTGACGATCAACCTGAAATAGATCGTGTTATTATGCAAGTTCTACTTCAGTATGGATTTACCTACAATACGAATGGTGAGTATTCTCTCAATTATAGAGTAGGTAATAGAGCGGATTCCGTGCAAGCAAATTTCTTCTTGCAAGGAAATAAATTTATGGAACAAAAGTACAAAGGTGATTATCCGTGGCGAAAGAAGTAAACTACAAATACAACGAAGGCGAATTGTTAAAAGAATTCAAACAATATATTGATGCTACTTATGGTGAGCATTATTCTTTGAACAAATTCCAAGCAACAGAATTTATAATTGATAGCGGTCACGGTGTAGGGTTCACCGTTGGTAACGTGATGAAGTATGCACAAAGATACGGCAAGAAAGCCGGAAGCAATAGACAAGACATACTAAAGGTGTTACACTACGCAATGATGCTATTATATGTACATGACATTGAAACCCAAGGAGCTAAATAATGCAAATAAGTAATGAAACAATCCAAATCTTGAAGAACTTTGCGGCGATTAATAGTAATATTATGATTCGCAAAGGTAAGACTTTATCTACAATTAGTACAGCAAAAAACATTTTTGCTAAGGCTGAAGTCGTAGAAGATTTCCCCACAGAAGTAGCTGTATATGATTTGAACTCTTTGTTGGCACTGCTAACATTAATGGAAAATCAAAATGTTGAGTTTGGTGATAAAAGCCTAAACATCTCCAAAGACAACGGCAAATTTGAGTACTTCTATTCTAGCCCAACAGTTATTGTTGCGGCACCAGACAAGAGTATTGAGATTGATAATCACTATCAGTTTAAACTCTCATCTGAAGATGTTAATATGATTATGAAGGCAGCTGCTATCACTAGCTCACCTACAATAACAATCTCCAGTAAAGGTGACGACGTTTCTTTAACTATCGGTGATAAGAAAAACGACACAGCAAATACCTACAAAAAAGTAATTGGCAAGAGCGAGCATTCTTTTGATTGTCATATGGCAGTTGAGAACTTTAAAATCTTCCCTGATGCATATACAGTTACAATTTCTAAGAAGAAGGCTTTTCACTTCCAACACGCTACAAAAGCAATTGAATATTTCATTGCTATGGAACCCGATTCGGTGGTATAATGAATCCCGTAGGTCGTAGATCATTTGCTAAAGGCCTAGGCCTAATAGGCCTAATTGGTGTAGGTGTTGCAGGTTACAAAGAAGCCAAAGAGCGTCTTATGCCTGCACCCGATGAACTAGCGTCTAAAGAGTTATCTGACAAATTAGATGAACAACCAGTTCTTTCATTACAAGCAACATACGGTGAAAAGATACCACCGCCAGCTTTTAGTCCCTATGGGCAGTTTATAGTTTCTGGTATCGGCCCTAATTATAAACCCGGGACTGAAATACGTGTGCAAGCTAAGATGCAGGTTGGACCTGACGGAAAGCTGTACGTCAAAGAGAATGACATTTGGCGTAAAATTTAATATTATGGAGTTATTATGGATTATCGTGAAAATGAGTTTTTGTGGGTTGAGAAGTATCGACCACTCACATTAGAAGATTGTATTTTACCTGCAGACCAAAAACACATCTTTCAGGAGATGTTGTCTAAAGGTGAGATTCAAAATATGTTATTGTGTGGTGGAGCCGGCATGGGCAAGACCACTATTGCCCGAGCATTGTGTGAAGAATTAGAAACAGATTATATCATCATTAACGGTTCGGAAGAATCTGGTATTGACGTTCTTCGTACAAAGATTAAACAGTTTGCATCTACTGTATCATTCAGTGGCAAGCCAAAGGTTGTTATTCTAGACGAAGCGGATTATCTTAATCCTAATTCGACACAACCTGCATTGCGAGCATTCATTGAAGAATTCTCGTCAAATTGCAGATTCATTCTTACTTGTAACTTTAAGAATCGAATCATTCCTCCGCTTCATTCTAGAACAGCGGTCATCGAATTTAAATTGCCTAAAAGTGAAAAGCCAAAGATTGCATCCGCATTCTTTAAGCGTGTCATGGAAATTATGGCAATTGAGAATATCGAATCGGATGGCAAAGTCATAGCAAAAGTGATTGAGAAGCATTTCCCTGATTATCGAAGAGTTCTAAATGAACTTCAGAGATACAGTGCATCTGGTAAAATTGATGAGGGTATTTTTGTTAGTCTCGGCGAATCTAATATGCAAGAACTAATCTCATCGTTAAAAGATGGCGATTGGAAAAAGATGCGTACGTGGGTTGTTAATAATATTGACAATGATCCACAAACAATCTTTAGAAAATTATATGATACATTGACCGATCATGTAACACAAGTACCACAGCTTGTTCTATTGCTTGCAGATTATCAGTATAAAGCGGCATTTTGCGCAGATCAAGAAATCAATCTTGTAGCTTGTCTAACAGAAATTATGGCAGCGGTTGAATTTAAATGAACGATTTATTGAAACCCACATTTGATTGGATAAAAGATGATTTTAATTCTCATCCTTTTCGCTTTATCGTTGAGCTTGTTGCTTGGGCTATTAGTATTGGTTGTTCGATTACCATGGCTGTTACTGTCCCCACTCCGCCCCTTCTTACTCTTTATCCTATATGGATTATCGGCTGCGGTCTCTATGCTTGGGCTGCTTGGACTCGTAAATCTTTTGGTATGTTGGCCAACTATCTCTTGCTTACTACCATAGATACTATTGGTCTTATTAGGATGGTAATATGAGTCTATTTGGAACCCCTGTCGAAAAACCAGCAGAAGTTCCATATAAGGCTCCTGCAATTTCTCCCTTTGATTTTATCAATGCTATACATTATAGCAAAGATAACTTGATTGTAGATGATTGGTCTGAGAAACAATATAATCCATATATCATTAATAAGGGTCTATCTTACGGGCATGATACAGTAATTCCTGCAAATGAGATGAATTCTAGACCCCATCTTGACAAAATCCTACAATTTGATTTTCTTATAAATATTATTAGGCCCAAAAAAAGATTCAATAAATGGATCAAGGCTGAGAAAATCGATGACTTGGAAGTTGTAAAAGAATACTATGGCTACAGCACAGAAAAAGCCAAACAAGTGTTACCACTGCTCAATGACTCGATTATTATTGAATTGAGAAAAAGAATAACAAAAGGTGGTAAGAATGACTACTGACATTATAAACATTGACTTCCCTGGGTATCATCCCTTAGAAGTCATATTAGCTGAACCGGATGATTTTTTAAAAGTACGAGAAACTCTAACTAGAATCGGTGTCGCTTCTAGAAAAGATAAAATACTATATCAATCTTGCCACATACTACACAAGCAAGGCAGATACTTTATTGTTCACTTTAAAGAGCTATTTGCTTTAGATGGAAAAACGGCTGATCTATCAGACAACGATTTACAAAGAAGAAATACTATTGCTAAGCTGCTAGTAGATTGGGGCTTGGTTAAGATTAATAATCCAGAACATTTCTTAGATTATGCTCCACTTTCACAGATCAAGGTTATTTCCCACAAGGAAAAAGATGAGTGGAAAATGGAAACAAAGTATAACATTGGCAAGAAAAAGTTAGCTGTTAGCACTAAATAATAATATCCCCGGGATGGGAAACGCAGCAATCGGTGTGGGCTGTATAAACCAGAAGCCGACCTATTTTAATCCCACTACCTTGGGAACGTCTAAAGCTGGTACAACGTATGGTACCCCTGTAGTCAGTAAGCAGGATCAACGCTATGCCTTCGGGGTAGCAAATTTTAAAACTCGCTTAATAGGAGAACTATATGTTTTACGCAAACATGGCTATCGATTCAATTCAAAACGCCAAAATCAACTTCCTCAAACAAACAGTCAAGGAAGATTCCCTTCAAAAACCACTAATCGATTTTGTTGAAGCACAACGTGTTTTTACAAAGCAAGTCGCCAAGACTTCTAACGATGTAATGAACATTGCTTCAGAAACTTTTGCTAACGCAATTAGCGGTATCTCTAATAAAAAGGGAGAGTAATATGACATTTGTTAAAGATGTATTCGGTCGTGATATGTTCAAAGACTTTGATAAACTATATGTTGGCTTTGACGATCAATTCAACAAGATGGCTAAGATTCATGATGATCTAACAAAGAGCATTCCAAATTATCCACCTTATAATATTAAGAAAACCGGCGATAACACTTACGTTATTGAAGTCGCAGTTGCCGGGTTTGGCAAACAGGACATTGAGATTGAACTTGATAACGGCAAAATGATTATCAAAGGCAATGTACAAAATACAGAAGAGGAAGAAAACTTCTTATTCAAAGGTATTGCTAACAGAGCATTCACTCGTACATTTGCACTTGAAGATCAGATTGAAGTTAAAGATGCTGAAATGTTCAATGGTATGCTTAAAGTATTTTTGGAAAGAATTATTCCGGAACACAAGAAGCCAAAGAAAATTGAAGTTAAAGACTCTGAAGTAAAGGCAAAGACTGTAAAAAAATCTAAGCCACAGTTACTTACAGAAGATCCAGAAGGCAGGAATCTATAATGAAAAATGATCTAAAAGAATTTGAGGGAGTTCATGTTCCTTCGATGAAAGACTTTTGGTCATGGGTAAGCAAGGCGTTTAAACCTTCATATCAAGATGAAGTTGAAATGTATTTAAAAGATGCAGTAGATCATAAAGATTTGCAGTACAGAGTAGATACATTAATGCGTAGAGGTTTAATATGAAATTCATTAAAGCTTTTATAGCAATAGTTCAAGAAGTACGACAAAGATTATCCACACGAAGAAGTAAATTAGAATTCAGAGGTGACTAATTTGTCTAAGCAATTACTAAAATCTTTTATAGAGTATTGTGATCAATGGCTAGAAGTTAGACATTTATCTGTTATACAAAATATAAGAGTTTGGTATTAATAACGGGGGCTTCGGCCCCCAACAACTGGAGAAGAAAATGATTGAAGTGATTAAATTAGTTACCGGTGAAGAGATTGTCGGTGACACAAAATATGAACAAAACAAAGTAATTGTTAAAAAGCCTTGTGCTGTTATGTTAGTTAATTCTAAATCAACACCCGACCAACATTCGATGGCGTTGATTCCTTATGCAGGATATACTAAAGATCATATTATTCATATTGATAAACGATCTATTGTGTGGAATGCTGAACTACAAGATGATGTATATAATCAATACAATGCAATCTTTGGTACAGGTATTCAGATTGTGTCCGGGGATATTCCTAGACCAAGGACTATACCTAAAGCACCTTAATGCAAAGGTAGGAATGGCGGGTTACCCCGCCATTTTTTATGTATAGTTTTTAAAATTTACTGTTTTTCTAATTTACTAATGTAGTTGGCCATCAGGTGATCAAACACACCAATAAACTTTTGTCCTTTTGCTCTGGCTCGAAGTCTACTGCGAGCCATGTCTTTTACTCGCTGCCACGGGGTTAGATCTCTAAACTTGCCATAAAAATTCATATACATATGAGTTCCATGATGTCTAAATCCCATAAGTCTAAATGGGACTTTGGTTACATCATCGCAGTTGTTCTGTACTCTATAGTGGTCTACAGTTAAGCTCTTGACAAACTCGCCATTGCCAACTCTAGGACTTCCAAATGTTATTAATGCAGTTACGCGATCTTGTATGCGGCTAGCGGCGATAGTAGCCATAGCAGCACCGAGACTGTGCCCAGTTACATAGATATTACCTGGATTGTCTTCTAACTCTTTAGAGATACTGGGCCATATCTTGTTGATCTCACCTTTAAAACCTACGTGTACTTTGCCACCGCAGGCTTCAATGTTCTTACCAGACTTCAAGTCTGCTAGCACATCTGACTTTTCGGTTACTTCGGTACCTCTAAATGATAGCACAGTTATTGTGCCATTGGTTAGCAGGTATGCTTGCGCACCATCAATGTTAAAGAATTTAATAATTTTATATCCTAGTGCTTTGAACTTAGCAGTTGACGCATCGGGATTGTCGTAGGTAGTTGCAGATATTTTTGCAAATTCTAATAGTAGTTCTGTTTTCATTTTTAGAACCAAAGGAATAAGCCTTGAGCTGAAAGCAATATGCCTAAGCCCGCAACAAAGAAACTACCCCAGAACATACCCATACTAACTGCTAAAATACTTGCGGATAATACGACAATGCTTAATTGGTACATAGTGCTTGCATATCCAATCCATGGACTACGTTTCTTAGCCTCATCTCGCTCTGCTTCTAATATACGAGCTTTTTCCATTAACTCTTTCTTACCTTCACCGCTAGCAGGATCACTTTCGTAACGATCAATCTTGGCCTGCAGTTTAGCCATCTTTTCTTTCTCGCCGCGATGTGTAGCATCGTCTAATGATTGCTCTGCTAAAGTTTGTTTAATGCTCTTAGCTTGATAGAATGCCCAGACGTTGTTTGCTTTAATCGTGTTACCCAATGTTAAGCTACTTAATGTACCACCATACCAAGCATTGACAGCAAGCAATAGTGCAAATACAGAAATAACCATACCGGCTTTATCTTTTAATTTTGCTTCGCGCTCGCTACGAGATCCGACCGGAGGTTTTGGTGCATCCGGGTCTTTAGGTTGTTTGTTAATTAAATTTAATACTGAATCAATTAATGCCATTTTTACTGTCTCCTTTGTTAATCTTTTTTATTTATATTATCCTGGTAAAAATCTACCTATTAGTCCGTTGACTATTTTGTCTGACAAATCGTCTGGTAGAAATTTAAGAAATCCTAGGAAATATAATGCCACCCATCCATATACAAATATCTTTAATGATAGATCAAAAGTCTTTTGATATTCGTTCATCGTCCGCACCTATTACCTGTTTGACAAAACTGCATAAGTTCATAGCTACCAATAGCGAATATGAATACGATAAATGCAACCGCGCCTATTATTACCGCCCATTCATTTAACTCTGCTTCTCTTTCCTTACGCTTACGTTCTTCAGCATTAAAGAGTCTTATTTCTTGTGCATCGTCTGCATCCATTTCTGCTTGACGATCTTTGATCTTGTTCCAGACATCTATCTTTCCTGTCTGCATAAAGAGCATTTTAAGTTCTTCTTCAAAGGCTCTGGCTTGTTCTAAAGCCATTTCAATTTGAAGAGCGGTTCCCATGTTGGAACCTTTCTTAGACTTTTTGGCTTCAATTAATGCTTTTGTGGCAGTACTCTTAGCATCAAACATTTTCCCAATCATTGGGGCAAGGGAACCTAGGTCATTCGCTACTTTACTAGCTTTTTTAACCATGCTTATTGCAGACTGTATACCTGCAAGTGCTGTCATTGGATCGATCATTTTTTCTTCTCCTCTTTGTCTTTTTTGCGCCACTCCAAACAAATCACTTTTCTATTATATACATCACCGCTCCAAGTCCATCTAATACACTCAGGTTGTTTAACGTACATATAAAGGGCTAAAGCGGTTCCAAACATTATTTGTTTGCCAATGGATTGTCAATAGCCTTCTGAATCTTGCTATCAACTTCTTTCTTTAACTGTTCAACTTCACGATTAATTTCTCTACGTGCCGCAGTAAATTCACTGTTAATTTCTTTACGTGTAGATTCCATGTCTTTACGTATTGCGGCAGCTTCTGTTCGTGCTCGTTCTAAGTCTTCACGAACAGCTTTACGCATATCACGCATTTCACTTTCAGTTTCACGTTGTGCATTCTTAACACTACGTTCTACTTGTTCCGTAACTGTTTCATTGCGACGAATATCATTCTTCAAATCAACTTTAATATCGCGAGTATAGTCGGCACCTTTTTGGCTGTTCTCTTCGATGACTGCCAAGCGCTTGTCAAAGCCACTTAGATCAGGTGCTTCATATGATGCAATCTTTTTCTTCATGCCTTGATAGTCTTTGTAAACTTCAAAAGCACCATATAGTCCACCCAGTGTAGATGATACCAATGTAAATGCTACCATTAGTTTAGCGGGTGTAAATTCGTAGCCGCCAATACTGATAACGGTATCTTTGCTGGCATATTTTTTCATTGCTGCTTCGGCTTCGTCAATCTTTGCATTTACGTCTTTAATTTGTTCCGACATTTTCTTTTTCCTTATCTTTGTTTTCTACTTTTGGTTTGTCGATTTTATCTTCGATTTGCTTTTCTAATTTGGGTGGATCAATTATTTTGTCCACACGGTTGGTAAGTTTTGTCGCTGTCCAACCTCCAAGAGCAACAAAAAATCCTAATACGAAAGCTGAAGTGCTCATTTTATTTCTTTCGTTGTGAAACCATTCTTATCCATTCTTTTTTGGCTTCGAGATTATCTTTAGCATTTTGTACTTTTGTACTATTGCTTTTTATAATGCTTGTAAATGATAATCCGATCCCAATTCCTATAATTAAATAAACACCATATACCATGTTACTCTCCTAGTTTATATTGCTTGTCAATCATTTGTTGATGTAATCTATCAGAGCTAAGTAATCTTAAAGCTCTTGCGTTATCAATTGTTTTCTGATTTTTATAAATTTCTTTTGGCGCATAGAATGCAACGTCTGGTATCATTGTAAAATATTGTGCATAGTTTGTAGGTTGTTTTGCAATAGCTTCAATGCTCACACCTCCAGCAAGTTCATTGTTTTGTACATTCTTTTTTACCGTATCAGTTTGTTGTCCTGTAGATGTTTGAAGTATAATTGGTCTTGTTTCTATTGCAGATTCTACAGCACTTTTATTTCCGCTAAATTTAATGCCCTCTAATATTGGCATTTCCATTTGTACTTGAGGCTGTCTCGTCGGGGGAATCAAACTATAATTTACTGATTGAGTTGAAACCATTGATACAATTATATCCTGTTTTATTACAGGAGGTTGATACTGTGTTATTTGAGTAAAGGTTGTTGCAGTATTTTCAATTTTTGGTGGCTCATATTTAATAGGTGGAAGAATTGCAGTTTGTATTGTTGCAGTATTTTCTTGTTTATTTTCAAACTGAGTTCTGCCTACAGTAGTAATGGGAACCTGCAATCCCATATTTTCATTATTTGTAGGTGGTTCATATTTTGGCATTTGCACGCTTGTATTGATTTCTAATTTATTTGAAGATTCAACTTTAGGGACATATGCAATAGTTTGAGGTACATTAAAAACAAAATCTTGTTTTGTATCATTCTGCGTATTTTGTTGCATACCAAAACTAATACTAGAACTAGATGATGATTGTCCCGAATTGACACTTGATAATGATTGTTCTAATCTAGCAGAACTAAACATTGTATTAGATTGTAAGTTTCCTTGTAATGGAAGTCCACTATTTTGCCCCGGGCCAGAAACGGATTGTGTACTTGATGCTTGAGCAGTGCCTGCAGATTGTGAATTACCAATAGATATACTTTGTGATTGTGCTTCACCTGCAATTTTTTCTGCTGTTTGTTTAGCTGTTTCTCCTGCAGAAAATGCCTGTGCATCCGCAGCTTGTACTACTGACTTTTCTAATGCTGCAGTTTTTTCTTGATTTGATCCTATCATACTCAAAACAGATGATAACGAAACAGGCGATGAACTTTTACCCCCGCCACCAGCATCCGCAACTTCACCTACCTTAGGTTGTTGGTTATTTGTGCTAGGTTGAGCAGAAGCCTGTTGAGGCGATGACCCAGGAGGAGGGGTAGCGCCTGTTTGTGGTTGCTGGTAAGATTCTTGAACCAGGGTAGAACCCGGGGGAGGGGTAGCACCAGGTGATGGGGGTGGAGCTGATGCTAAAGGAACTGGTTCGAGTAGTAAAGGAGATGTTGTAGGAACAGGAGCTAACTTAGCAAGCGCATCTAAGTAACCTTTGCAAGTAGGGGAATATAGTGGATTGGAAGCACACGGGTCAACACTGTACTTTAAACTAAAATTAACATTATAAATTTCTGGCCCATAAGGGCCTGCCCAGAAATTATTATCTCTCCCAACAAAACCGTACTGTACGCTACCCAAATCTTTAGATGCAAATGGGGTATTAAATGTTTCGGCATAATTAAATGTAGTCCAGTTGAACCTAGAATTCAAATCATAGTTTTTATTGAATACAGTAGAACCTTTTGGATCATAGAAGCTGACATACGCAGTAAGGTAGTCCATTCTTCCATCATCCCATCCATTGCCATTCTTTGCGGTAAATCCAAAATTATATCCGTTTACTGAAAGCCCAGTTCCACTGTTTGGTAGAACATTGGCAATTGCTTGCATTTGATATAAGTTTGTTGTACCGTAAGAGAAGTTAATAAACCCGCCAGGACGAACAGTTGGGTTTGGTCCGCAGTTTCCAGGATCACCCCAACCCCAACAAGTTAATTGGTTCTGATAAACACCGCCAACCCAAGGTGTTGGTCCACCATAGGGAGTATCTTGAACAATATTCCCCGTGGTGTAAACTTGCCCGGGGTTTAGTGTCTGTGCTTTACTTGAAAGCGTTGTGAACAATAATGCTGAGCAAAGAGCCAAGCCCAATGTTTTTAGCAGTTTCATATTTCTTTTCTTTTTCTATTGTAGGAATTTTATCTTTGTTTTCTTCCCATGCTGCTTTAGCTTGTTCACCAATTTTACCATC